TCGTTACAAATAGAAGAGAGACCAAGATAATGCCAAACAAAGCCGCTAAAATGAGAAAACAAGCAAGAAGAAAGAAAAACGATTTATTAAATAAATTCGGTAGAACTAAAAAACAAATAGCTAGAATTAAAAAGAGAAAATAAATGGCTGTTCAACAAATTACACATAAAAAAATTACGAAGTTTGATACTTCTAATCCTAACTACAAGGAAACACCTAAACCTAAACAAGAGGTGAGTGGTAATGTTAGAGAAGATGAAGATATGTATGGTGAAAGAAAACATACTTACACACCTGAACCTAATGGTAATTTACAAATGGAACAAATGATGGGTAAGTTGATGAATAAGTTAGATAACTTTGATTCACCAAGTCAAACAGGTATAAAAGCAGTTGAGGTTGATATTAAAAAAGAAATTGCAATCGGTAAAGCTGATATGAGTAGTATTAAATCAGAAGAAGTAAAAGGTAAAGTAAATAATAAATTGGATAAACTTAAAAAACTGAGAAGACGAAATGGCCGTTAATAGAATTACAAATAAACAAACACTTAATAGAGAGTCAGTTAATAGAGCTACACAAGTATCTACAAAAGATAATAAAGTTCGTGGTAATGCAGAACAATCAATAAATCCTGGTAAAGATTTTACAAAAAACTTTTCCGTAACATTAAAAGATATTGATACTTCTGTAATGACACATATAAAAAGTGTAATGAAACCAAGAATAAAAGAAGCTAATGAAATTATTAAAGTTCCTGTTTATTATGGTAATGAAGAAAGATGGAGAAATTTTAGAAAAAGAGGAGTATTGAGAGATAAAAACAATGCTTTAATTTTACCATTAATTATGTTTAGAAGAACTGATGTTTCGTTTGATGACGCAATGCCAATGTCATTTGACCACGATGTAAAGGGTGATTTTATAAAAGTCACACGAAGTAATAAATGGAGTAAAGACAATCAATACGATAGATTTTCAGTTCAACAAGGTATTAAACCAGTACAAGAGTTATTATTTACTGGTATGCCTGACCATGTGGTTTGTAATTACTCTTTTGTTATGATGACTAATTATATTGAACAAATGAACATATTGAGTGATTTGTTTCTTGAACACATTGGCACATATTTTGGTGATTCAGAACAATACAAATTTTTATCATCATTGGATGGTGGTATAAGTGACGCTACTGAAATGAACCAAGATGGTGAACGATTAATCAAAACTGAATTTAGTCTATCAATAAAAGCATATGTAATACCTGAATTTACAAGTAATATATTTGGAACAACAGCTGAGATAACAAAACAATTAACACCATCAAGAGTTACTTTTGGTATGGAGAGTAATGCCACAGATGAACAAGTAGGAAAATAAATCACTTGTTTTCTAAATTTATATATACTTATATATAGTTATAGTATTTAATTAATTACAAATGGAGGTTATAATGCCAGAAGAAGTAAAATTTACAGAGGAAGAACTTAAACAAGTTCAAAACATACAAACCAGTTATGCTAATGTTCAAAATCAATTCGGACAATTAAAATTAGCACAAATCAGATTAGATAATCAAGAAGTTGATTTAGAAGACGCTTTAAAACAAATTCAATCAGAAGAAAAAAAGTTTCTTGATGGAATTACATCTAAATACGGACAAGGAACTTTAAATCCTGAAACAGGTGTGTTCGTACCAACTGAAAATAAATCTGAATAATCAAAAAAAAATTATTGTTTGAGGTTTTAACCATATATTTATATATGAATAATACTCACTGCGCAGAGTATTATTTTTGGTAATACCTCAAAATTAAAAAGTTAACTTAGGAGAAATTCAATGGCCGAAAAAATAATAAGTCCAGGTGTATTTACGAATGAAATAGACCAGACGTTTTTACCGGCTGCTGTGGCTGATATTGGAGCTGCACTTGTAGGACCTACCCTTAAAGGGCCTGCAGGAGTTCCAACCGTTGTAACATCATTTTCTGATTTCCAAGCAAAATTTGGAGACGTAACTAAAAATGGTTTAAATGGTCAATCAGTTCAATTTTTGACATCACATGCAGCTGAGGAATATTTAAAAAATTCAAACACACTAACTGTTGTTAGAATATTAGATGGAACATTTGGACCAGCTACTGCTACTGTCGATACTGGTAGTGGTGAAGATGCGAATGGTGGTAATAGTTCATTTACATTAGAAACATTAGCCGATGGTGCAATAATGAACAACGCTGATGCTACTGTAACTACAAATAATATTATCGCTCATAGTGGTTCAAAACATAACATTAGGTATGAGATTAGTAATGTAAATACCAGCAAAGGTACATTTACATTATTGATTAGAGCTGGTAATGATAATATTAAAAGAAAGCAAACACTTGAAACATTCAATAATCTAAATCTTGACCCAAATTCAAACAATTATATTGCTAAAGTAATTGGTGACCAGAGATTTAGTGTAAGAACGGATGAAAATTCAAATCCATATTTACAATTAACAGGTTCATATCCTAATAAATCAAGATTCGTAAGAGTTAAAAGTGTAGATTCATTAACAACTGATTACTTAGATGAAAATGGAAATGTTAGATTAATTGGTGCTTCTGGTTCCTTACCAGTACTTGGTAGTGGTTCATCACATGGTGGATTTAGTGGTGGTTCAAATGGAGTAAGTGGATTTGATGCTTTAGGTAATCAAGTTGGTACAGCTGCAGGCACTACTTATAATTTCTATGAAGATATATCAAGTAATGGTTCACAAGGATATGTATTATCAACAGGTGCTGATGGAACAAATGCTTATGTTCAAGCATTAGATTTATTGAAAAACCAAGATGAATTTGATATTAATTTAATCTTAATGCCTGGTGTCATTCATAGTTTACATCCAACTGTATCAAACAAAGCTATAGATGTTTGTGAAGATAGGGCTGATTGTTTTGCAATTATAGACCCAGTACCTTACGATAGTCAACTATCAGCTGCAACAACACAAGCTGAGGGTAAAGATTCAAACTTTGCAGCTATGTATTGGCCTTGGATTAAAGTACCTGATTCACAAGTTGCTGGAACTCAAAGATGGGTGCCACCATCAACAGTAATGGGTGGAATCTACGCATTTAATGATAGAGTTGCTCACCCCTGGTTCGCTCCTGCTGGATTGAATCGTGGTGGAATCACAACAGCGATTCAAGCTGAAAGAAAACTAACTCAATCTGATAGAGATACATTGTATGATTCAAATGTTAATCCAATTGCAACATTTCCTGGACAAGGTGTGACTGTATTTGGACAAAAAACATTACAGAAAAAATCATCAGCATTGGATAGAATCAATGTAAGACGATTATTAATCAGAGTTAAGAAGTTTGTTGCAAGTTCATCAAGATTCTTGGTATTTGAACAAAACACAGCAGCTACAAGAAGAAGATTCTTAGGAATTGTTAATCCATTCTTAGAACAAGTTCAATCACAAAGTGGATTGAGTGCGTTTAGAGTAGTAATGGATGAAACGAATAACACACCTGACACAATTGATAGAAATCAATTAGTTGGACAATTATTCTTACAACCAACAAGAACTGCTGAGTTTATTGTATTAGACTTTACAATACAACCAACTGGTGCTTCTTTTCCAGAGTAATAGTTAGTTAAATAACTAAAGAAAAAGGGATTTATAGAAATATAAGTCCCTTTTTTTTATATTTCTTGATATTTATATATGAATTAAAGGTTTAAGTATTTTAATAGGAGAATATAAATGGCTGAATTATTAGAACCACAAGATATTATGTTTACACCCTTTGAGCCAAAGCTCAAAAACAGATTTATTATGCAAATTGATGGAATCAATGCTTATTTGATTAAGACAATGAATCGTCCACAAATTGATTCCGATGAAGTGATTTTGGAACATATGAATGTAACAAGATATGTTAAAGGTAAGTCAAGATGGCAACCATTGGAAATTACTTTATATGACCCAATTGTACCAAGTGCATCACAACAAGTAATTGAGTGGATTAGATTACACCACGAATCAGTAACTGGTAGAGATGGGTATTCAGATTTTTACAAGAAAAATATTACATTTAATGTTTTAGACCCAGTTGGAGCTGTAGTTGAAGAATGGGAACTAAAAGGTGCATTTATTCAAAGTGCTAATTTTGGTGACTTAGCATTTGATTCATCAGACCCAGTTGAAATCAGTCTAACATTAAGATATGATTACGCAATCCTTAAATTCTAATAAAATACTTAAAATGAACTAATGGAAAAACCCTTGAATAAAAATCGAGGGTTTTTTTATTTTATATATATTTATATATGGAGATGTTATTATGAAAACAACATTTGACGAAATAATAGAAATAGTTTTAGAACATGAAGGTGGTTATGTGAATGACCCTGATGATGCTGGAGGTGAAACCAAATATGGAATCGCTAAAAGATGGTA